TACTGCTGAAGAAACAGGCGGTGCTAAAACTCATACACTTACAACAAACGAACTACCAAGCCATACTCATGGTGGTATTTTTCCTTCTGGCGCTCAAGGTAGTTTTTCACAAGCATTTGATGTAGATAATCCTGGAAATGGAGCTGATTTAGGAAATGAAAAAACTACATCTAGCACAGGTGGCGGAGCAGCTCACAATAATTTACAACCTTATATAGTCGTTTATATGTGGAAAAGAACGGCTTAACTTTAGGATAAGTCATGGCGTTAGTACAAATAACACCCCCAGCAGGAATAATAAAGAATGGCACAGACTATGCTAATAAAGGTCGTTTTGTTGATGGCGATTTAGTACGTTTTGAAAATGGCTACCTAAAACCTTTAGGCGGTTGGACATACTTTAGACAAAATCCAGTTGGTACTTTTTTTAGTGGTACAGTTACAACTGCATCATCAAGCGCAAATATAACTGTTACTACAACTGCTGTGCATAATTTAGTTGTTGGCAATACAGTTGTCTTAGAAGATTTTGCAGCTACAGGTGGGATTACTGCCAATCAAATCAACACAACTTTTACAGTAGCATCTGTGCCTTCTACCACGACATTTACTGTCGCTACATCTGGTACTGGTACATCTGCTGCAACTTCATCTGCTTCAAGAGTTATTCAACCAGCAGTTCCAATAGGTATGTATTCTTACAAAACCAATGATGGCGAAGAAGTCTTAGCTATTGGCACTAGATCTGGCGTAAATGTTTTTTATAATGGCACTTGGTATGACATTACACCTTCTGGTTTTGTTGGTGACGATGTTATTACTTCAACTGGTTATGGTGCATATCACTATGGTGTAGAAGATTGGGGAGATGCGAGAAGTCAATCAGGCATACAATTTGATACTAAAAGTTTTTCTTTTGATAACTGGGGAGAGCATTTAATTTTTTGTTTTGCAGGCGATGGCAAGATATATCAATGGCGACCTGATGCCGGTAGTGGCAGTCCAGATACTATAGCTACGGCAGTAACCAATGCACCGACTGGCTGTCAAGCAGTTATTGTTACTAATGAAAGACACTTGGTAGCAATCGGTTCTGGTGGCGATCCTCGTAAGATAGCCTGGTCTGATAGAGAAGATAATACTACTTGGACATCAACAGCTAGAAATACAGCAGGCGATTTACAAATACCTACTGGTGGTCAAGCGAATTACGCAGTCAAGTATGGTAACGATATTATTATTTTTACCGATGTTGGTATAAACAAGATGTACTACGCTGGTAGTCCTTTTGTTTATGGCATACAAGATGCTGGGATAAATTGTAAAGCAATTAGTCCAAGATCAATCATATCTTCTGGTAGCTTTTTATCATGGATAAGTGAAAACTCTTTCTTTACCTACGATGGCAGAGTTAGAGAACTTAAATCAGATGTGCATGATTTTATCTTTGACAACTTACAACAAAGAACGCAACAAGCTACCTTTGGCGCACATAACATTGATTACAATGAGATTTGGTGGTTTTTTCCTGTTGGTGATACAGACCAACTATCACCAAACAAATATATTATTTGGAACTATTTAGATAATGTCTGGTCTATTGGAGAACTTGATAGAGGTGCTTGGATAGATCAAGGTGTCTTTGATAATCCAATCGCTTGCGATTCTGGTGGTTTTGTTTATGAACACGATAAAAGAGCTTTGTTTAATTCACCAGGATTAGGAACAAGAAAACCTTTTTGTCAAACAGGCCCATTGGAAATAGGTAATGGCGACAAAGTAGCACAAGTAAATCAAATCTTACCTGACGAAGAAACTACAAGTTTGCCAGCAATAACTTTAAGTTTTACTGGTCGTTTTACACCATTAGGTGCAGAAACAGACTTTGGTAGTTTTTCTTTCAACGCTGATGGTTATACCGATGCTAGATTTTCTGCTAGACAAGTGCAGATGAAAATAGAAGGCGATGTTACGCAAGACTTTCAAGTTGGCAAGATTAGACTTGATGTGCAACCTAGAGGTCGTAGATGATAGATCCTGCTAGTAAAAGTCAATATATACAAAGAGTAACTAACGCTCAACTTGACGTAACTGGCACTTCTTCTTTAGAAACAATTTACACCGCACCAAGCGGTACAGACTTTGATTTTGCAATTATTGAGTCTATTTTGGTAGCTGATGATGGCAACCAACAAACTAACATAGATTTAACAGTTACTACTGGAGCTAGTAATCTTTATATTTTTAAACAAAAAAATCTAACTGCTAATTCGACAGAAGAATTATTGAGTAGAGATTTAGTTTTAACGTCTGGACAGATACTTAAAATACAAGTTAGCCACGCTAATATAAATGTTTTTGTTAGTTTAGTTGAATATGCAAAGGGTGATTAAAAAAGAAGATTGGGAACTGCAATGGGATTATTGCAAGCAATTTATTGAACCTGCTTTAAAACATCAAGATTCCTATACAATAGACGACATAGAAGATAAAATAAGACATGGATTTTTCCATTTATGGCCTGGCAAAGAATCGGCTTTTGTAACAGAAATTGTACGTTTGCCACAAATAACTATTATGAATTTAATGTTTTGTGGCGGTAATTACGAAGAATTAGAACAAATGCTAACTTCTATAGAAGCATTTGCCAAAGCTATAGGTGTTAAAAGACTTTATGGCGGTGGTCGTAAAGGGTGGATTCGTAAGATTAAACATCTTGGTTTCCAAGAAGAAAATTTAATTGTGAAAGAATTATGAGTGCAGGAAAATCAAAAACATCTGAAAGAGCGTATGTTCCACCTTTTTTACAAGACCTTTACGATAAGGTTTCTGAAACAGGTATGCAAGATTTAGATTTTACGCCATACACAGGTTCAATGGTTGCTGGTTTAACACCAGATCAACAAAGAGTTTTAGAAAGAACTAGGGGAATTTTTGACGAAAGTATGTCACTTGATCCTAGAGCTGGAATTAGTAATTTGATTGCACAAGGCTCACCAAATGTTCAATCAGCTTCTTTATTAGACAATCTTGCTAATTATCAAAGCAATTTAGAAGGAGCTGTAATAGATCCTTTTTTAGCAGATATAGATAGACGAAGGGATATATTAACAGAGCGAGCGCAAGATAGAGCAATTAAAGCTGGTGCGTTTGGCGGCAGTCGTTCTGGAATTATAGAATCAGAAGCTACTAGACCGCTAGATGAAGCAACAGCAAGCACTATTGCTGGTCTAAGATTAAAAGGTTTTCAAGATGCAGCAAAACTTGCTGATGCCGATGCAAAACGTAGGCAACAAGCATTTTTGCTAGAGCCACAATTAGATTTAAAACAAATGGGCCTACAAGCTAATTTGTTAAACAGACAATTAGCAGACCAATATAGAAATTTAGGTTTGTTATCAAATGTAGGCGCACAACAACAAAGGTTAGACCAAGCTCAATTAGCTGCTGATAGAGCAGAATTTGATAGAAGAATAAATGATCCATTTAGGCAATTACAATTTTTAGGTTCAGCGATACAGCCAATATCTCCTGCGGTAATAGGTAGAGATAGTAAGACAAAATTTGCTGGTTTTGATTTTGGAGATACAGAAAATTTTGGCGCTGCTTTGGATTCTACATCAAAGTTTTTAAAAGGTCTTTTTGGATAAAGCTAAATAAATGAGTATTTTTAACGATCCCTTACAACAACAAGCGTTTAATTTATTAAACCCTACTTCTAGCGCAAACAATTCAAGTTTGTTACAGCAAAACCCATTTGATTTTTTCAGCCAAGTAGATGCCATAAGAGAACAAAATGCGCTAGATACGATAGCGCAACAACAAAGAAGCCAAGAAGAACTAACAAGGCAAAAAAGAAGTCCAAGAGAAGGTTTTGTAAATTTTTTAAACCTTTTGAGCGATACTGGTTTAAGACTGCAAGGACAAGATCCTGCAACATTCAAAGCAGCTCAAGAAAAACTTTTGCGTGATGCAGAAGATGAAAATAGAAAAAGGGAATTAATTGCTAGTTTGCCACCACCACAAAGAGATTTAGTACTTTTGTTTGGAGATCAAGCATTAGATTACATTTATCCTAAAACACAAGAAAGAAAAATAATAAAAGGTGCTGATGGGTTTAATTATTTTGCAGATACAGGTGAAAGAGTTCTTCCTGACGTAAAAGGAAAACCAACAACTGATTCTTCTACTAGGTTTAGTATTTTAGATAATGGCAAACAAATTGGCACAATTTTAAGAAGTGATATAGAAGGAATAAGAGAAGCTGAAAGCAAGGGATTTCAAATAGCTAATTTAGCTAGTCCTACAACAAGACCAACAGGAAAAAATACAATATTTGATGATTTATTAACTCAACATAAAGCTACAAATAAAATTATTTCAACCACTCAAGGATTAGCTAATAAATTTGCCGAAGATCCTGCATCTGCACTAGCTGTAGGTGGTGTGGCACAATTTGTTGATAGCGTTGTTCAAAATATCGATCAAGTTGGTAATTTCTTAAAAGATACAGATAATGAAGCCTTTCAATCAGCAAGGCAAGGACTTTCTGTAGAAGGCACAGATTTTAATACACGAATACAAGAAATATCTCAAAGAACAGGTGTTACAGAAAGTAGAATTAGAGATTTGGCTTATCTATTTGCTGCTGCAAGAGGACAAACTGGCAGAGGTTTGTCTGATAAAGATTATGAAAATGCGCTAAGAATAGTTAGTGGGGGTGTAGGAGCTAGAGGTAGAACGGCTGTGTTAGAAGATGTTGCTAATAGACTTTCAGAAGAATTAATGACAGATATAAACTATATAAGAAAATTAAATCTAGATAAACAAAATTTAATAGATCAAATTAATAACTTACCTGACATTAATACTTTTATAAATCCTTTTACACAAGTTCAACCGCAAACTGGTGGTTCTGATCCATTAGGCATTAGATAAAAAATGGCAATCACTATACAAGAAGTTAGGCAAAAATACCCTGAGTATAAAGATTTATCTGATAAACAATTAGCAGATTCTTTGCATCAAAAGTTTTATTCAGATATTCCTTTAAATAATTTTTATAACCAAATTGGTTTAAGTACATCTCAAACAGCACAGCCAGAAGATTTATCTGCACTTGATGTAGCTAAAGATGTTGGTGTAAGTGCTGCAAGAGGTATAACAAAAGGAATAGCAGGAACATTAGCATTACCTTCTATGGCAGAACAAGGTATAGATTATCTTATGAGAAAAATTCCTGGAATGAGTGCGCCAGCTAATGTTTTAGAAGAATTTAGGCAAAAAAATCCACCTATATTGGGTATGCCTGGACTTTTAACTAGAACGCCTACATTTCAAGACATTATGGGCCTTGTGCCAGAAGGTTTAAGAGAATACGATCCTCAAACAACTGCTGGTGGATATGCTGAAACAATCGCAGAATTTACTGCGCCTGGCGGTATTTTTGCTAGAACGCCAAAAGCTATTGGACAAGTAGCTGCAATAGGAACTGGCGCTGGTGCTGCTCAAGAAACAGCAGAAATTATGAACGCACCTGTTTGGGCGCAAGTTCCAATAACTCTTTCTACAGCTTTAGCTTTAGGATATGCAACTTCTCCAAGCAGAGCAGCAAAAATTGCAAATCAAGCGTTAAAAGGCGTAGATGATGCAGAAATAGCATTGGCTATGCAATTAGAAAAAAAATTAAAAGAACAAGGAATAAACCTTACAGCTCCAGAATTAATTGATAATAGAATAGTCCAAAAATTAGGAGAAACTGTTTATGGCACAGAAAAAGGCGGACAAATTATGTATAACTTCATAAAGAATAGGCCAGAAGAATTAAACAAAACAGCAGACAGATTGTTAGACGAAATTTCTAAAAGACCAGATTCTTTAAGAGGTGCTTTTAAAGACATAAAAACAACAACTAATAAAGCACTTACAGAAGCAAAAAAAGATAGAAAATTAAAATCACAAGAAGCAGGTTATAAAATATCAAATGAAGAATTTGTTGATGAATCAAGTATATCCCAGTTAATAAATAGAGTGGATGAAGAAATATTAAACTTACCAAGTGGTTCTCCAACTATTGCTCAACTTAAACGCTTTAAAACTAGACTTACAAAAGAAAAATTAGATGACGATACAATAATTCCAGAAACAAATATTAATAAACTAGATTCTTCCCTTAAAGAGTTTAGACAAAAAATTGATGATTCTTTTGCATCACCCAACTTGCCTAAAGAAAGATTTTTAGATAAAGATGCTTCAAGAATATTTAGCTCTGAACAAGGCGGTTTATTAGATGATCTTAATGATATTTTAAGAACAAATTCATCTTATGCAAACGCTAAAGATACTTTTGCAAGACTAAGTGACGATTTAGTTAAACCAGTAGAAGATAACTTAGAGGTATTGTTAAAAAATAATATTACTCCTTCTAAAATTAAAGAATTTATATTTAACCCAGAAAAAAACAGCGTGTCTGATATTAAAGCTACATATAAAGTTTTAAATAAAACTAATAAGGAAACTTTTCCATTAATGGCAAGAACTTATATAGAAAATGCAGTAGAAAAAGCATTTGTTATGAAACCTAAAGGAGAAAGTTTAAAATCTGGTTTTGATTTATACAAAGCTTTATCTGGAACTTCTGCACAAAAAAACAATTTTAATCAAGTTTTAAAAGGAGTTGCCGAAGCACAAGGCGTTAATGAAAATAATTTATTATTAGGCTGGAGAACTTTTAGCGAAGGATTAAAAAGAACAGCTAGACTTGCAAATGTTGATAATCCAAGCTCTCCAATAGATCCTAGATTTGTGCCTAGAGATATAGCTCAAATAGGATCTTTTATGTGGAGAGTTAAATTTGCTGGTAAAGCAGCAGAGTTACTTGAACAAAAAGCAATAAAACAGTTAGCAAACATATTTACGCAAAAAAATTCTGTTGAGTTATTGGTTGAGTTAGGCAAACAAGGCGTTAATTCAAACGATGCTATAAGAAGAATAGCATACATAATATCAATAACAGATCCTCAAAGAGAACTTACAAATCAAGAACAAGAACAATCAATGACAGAATAAAATGTCCAGAGCCACAGAAAGAACAGGCCGTGCAGGCGAGTACGCTGTGGCTAGTTTTCTGAGCTTAGAAAGCGATACAGTTCACGTTCTACCACATGGCAGTCATGCCGACATAATCTTTGAAATAGATGACACTATGTATAAGTGC